AACACGCCGCCCGGCACGGCCTTAGAGTCGCCGCTGTGGTAGACACCTTCGAGCAGGCGTGACTTGAAGAATCGCATAGAGTCACGTGAGAAGAAATAGCTACCCGCGTGATCTGCGATAGCGCGAAGGTCGGCGGCGTTGCGAACGTGCGTGCGCTGATAGTGAACGGCCATGTCTTCATTCCCTTGTGTTGGTTGACTAGTAGAACAATACGCGGTGCAATTGGTAGTCATGGTGTGTCTCCTGGTGTGTCGGGGCGTGAGGCTAGGTCAGTCCTGGCGCCAGATGATGAGGGACGCAAGCCCGATATCGAAGGTAGAGAGAACGTCGATAGTAGCGTCGATATAGAGTACGGCATCCGCGGCGGTCATGCTATCGATCTTAACGGTCTTGCCTGTCGTAGTGGTGTACCCGATACGCACGCGGTCACCGCTAATGTTCAAATAACGGAGGTCTTCGGTGACACGGGCGATATCGCGGACGGCCTGCGGGGTGTGGAGAGTGTGCATGGTGTACCCTTCGGTTGGTTGCTGATAACTACAGTTAATCAGGTACGCGTGCGAATGTCAAGCCCTAAGCGTAAACGTCGGTGGGGGTCCACTCGAACATCGGCGTAATCGGTTGCGCTCCGGCGTTCGCGGCGTTACAGAACTTGCAGTCCGGGTCATAGTGCTCGAACATGACGCCTCCGCCCGAGCAGGTGGAACAGGTAGCCGTGGTCAGGTTGCCATTCGGCAGGATAACAGTCACGCGGCCCATTCGGTCGCAGGTGGGACAGTCGATTCGAGTGTACACGGTGAGATCCTTAGAACGATGGGATAGCGGTGATGGTGGTGCGCACGATAGTGGGCACGGGAGTGAAAGAGTACGCGGGCACGAGTACTGCGTGAGGGTGGAAGGCGGCGATACCGGCCTGAGATGAGAACATGGCTACTCCTAACGAATGACGCAATAGAAACAAAAGACGACGGCGGAAGTAATCCACACAGTACGCACGATACCCCGAATGACGTAGTACCGGCGCGAGCGGCGCGTCATGCCTTCGACCCGCGCGGGGGAGGTGTGACGGCGGCGGCTGCAACGGCGGCCATGTTAGGGGCCGTGCTCCACAGTACCCGTGCCGCCGTGCGGTTCAGGTCGCGCATGTAGGCGGCGGTCGTGGGTGCGTAGTCTGCCGACGTGGCAACGCGGGCAGGAGCGGCGACGGTACGCGCGGGAGCGGCGAAGCGTGCGCGATTAGCGGCGGAAGCGTTGCGGTCAAGTGCAGGTGCGGTGTTTGTCATGTCTTTATTCTCTCGCGTATTGCGGGGGAAGTCAAGCCGAAACGCAAAGTTTCTTCGATTAGTTTCTCGGCGTGATGCGGGCATCGAATGGCGCGAGCTGGCAACGGGGGAGGATAGGCACGCGTGCGCGCGTATCACATATTTAGTCGAAAGTCAAAGTTGACAAAGGTCTCGAATTGTGCTAACGGCGGGGGGCTCCTGGCTGGCGGAGAGGCAGTAAGCTCACACTCCATTCCAGGGGTTTCATCGCCCAAAAATATTTCAATTCCCGTTTTCGTTCCTGGGGATTTTTTTCCGTGTTAGGCTCGTACCGATAATTATTTTTCAAAATTGAAGGAGTTCCTGTGGCGCACAACCTCCAACCTATAGGCGACGAAGATCCTGCGCTGATGTGTGCGGCGTGTCATCAGTGCCCGTGTTGCACGGGGTTGTCGGAGGATTGCGAACCTGGGTGATAAACTAGAGGGAGATACTTTTCCCCCGGAAGGACACCTGATGAGTTTTCCTGCCCAGACACCAAACGTCGTCATTCATAACCCCCGTGCGCGGAGGATTGCCCGAGTGGTGCTGGATGTGATCGGCGCGGGGCTGGTTATTTCGATGGCGGTGGATGCGGCGACGGATGCGTTTGACTTGCTTGCCTTGACGGTTCCTGTTCTTGCCGGGTGGACTGCTGCGCGCACGGTTTTCGGCTTTGCGGTGGATACCCCTAACACCCCGCACCTGTAGGCGTGTCTGAGGTGAATGCCCCTTACCCGCAGGCGTCGGAGGCAGTGGACGCTCATCTGTCTACGGCTATTGAGTCTCTTCGTTCTTCGCAGGAATTGGGGTTTACTCGGGTGGAAAACCGTATCAATGAGATGGTCACCAAGGGCGAGTTCAACGCTACGATTCAGCGCCTTGATGCTAAGGACGATCATCTGGAGGCTAAGATGGAGTCTGGGTTTAAGGATATGAAGCTGGAGGTGTCCCAGGGGTTCAACAATGTTAAGGATGCTGACCGGGAGCGGAACACGAAGAATCGCTGGTTTTGGGGTCTTATGGTTTCGTTTGCGGGTGTTATGTCGGGTACGATTTTCGGGATTATCACTCTTCTCACAAGATAACGGTTTCGTAACGATCACACGTTCGCCCTGCTTTGGCGGGGTTTTCGTGTTTTTCGGGGGTACACTTTTAACAGGGGTGCGGACATCGACGTGAGAACAAGGGAGCAAAAGATGGCAATTGAAGTAAAGGTAGGCGACCGGGTTCGGCTCGTAGGGACGGGCTGGGCGGGGGCATACGATGGGTACGGGGCAGGGGACATCGTAGATGTAGTCGAGGTCCCGGTTGTCCGTGAAGAGAGTTCCGTTCGTGCCTACAGTATTCACGTCGTTTGCCCAGATGTGGGCATGTTCGCGGTGGAACTCGTTACGGATAATGCCAAGCAGGGGGAGAGTTCTTTCGATCAAAAGGTACGCACCATCCTCGACGACATGGCGACGTTGCTCGTAGAGAAGAATACGGCTTACGGTAATTCCGCCCTAGACCCCGTTCGCATCTTCTCGAAGGCGGATACCCTGGAGCAACTGTACGTGCGTCTGGACGACAAGATTAATAGGGTCAAGCAGGGCCACGAGTTCCCAGGGGACGACACGATTCGGGACATTATTGGGTATTGCACGCTTATTCTTATTGCACGGGAGGACAACGATGACAACGATTGTAGCGGTTAAGACGGCCAAGGGCGTAAAGTTCGCGTGGGACTCTCAGACGACGTGGCAGCACCGCTCCATGCTGGGAGCCGTGAAGGTGTTCCAGAACGGGCCTGTAACCTTTGGGGTGGCGGGTTTGGGGCGAGCGTCGGATGTTCTGAAGTACATGGGTGTCCCGGACCGCAAGGAGTACGAACCTGACTTCGATAATGAGGCGTGGATTGTGCGAACCCTAGTGCCTGCGATTATCAAGGAGTTCAAGAGTGTGGACGTGGGTGAGTCCGATTCATTTAGTACAGAGGCCCATGTTATCATCTCTGTAGGAGGTGATACGGGCTACCTTTCCGGGAACCTTTCCTTCGTTCGCGACGAAAGCGGCACTTATGCCGTGGGGAGCGGAAGCCAGTATGCCTTGGGGGCCTTGTCGGCAGGCGCGTCGCCGAAAAAATCAGTTGAGATTGCCCGAGACTGGGACCTCTACACCGGAGGAGAAGTTCAGGAGATGACGGTTTAATATGGGAAACGCATACACACTTGAAGAAGTAGAGCAGGAAATCAGCCAGACGTATCAGTGGTTTCACCGGGAGGCGGGCGTGACGGTTTATCCTCGTGAGGAGGGGCACCTGGGGTCGCTCTGGGCGTTGCATGATCTTCTTGTGGAGGATCGCCGGGACGCCTTGACTGCTGAAGAGTTTAAGGCGGAGCATGGTCGCGGTACACATGCAGTAGACTAGTAACGACGGGGTTCCCTCCCTTCCCCCGTCACAGAAACGCACCTTCCCTCCCTTGGGTGCGGATACCCCCTCTGGTTGTAGGCATTGCGCCTCCTGGAGGGGGTTTCACTTTCTCTCGTAGTAAACTAGGGGTAAGCCGAAAAAGGGTTTGTAGTAGGTGTTGCCGTCAAACCAGAAACCCTGCGGGGGTGACCCCAAGACACAGGCTCGAAGTTCGAGTGCTTACTGTTAGGGCGGCAGACGTAGAGGAGGGTTTATGGGTGAGTTGGAAGAGTTTGAGATTGATAGCCGTATCGAGAAGCTGATTTGGCGGTCTATTGGTCGCAAGTCGGTTCGGAAGATGGCTGAGGAGACGGGTCTTCCGGTTGAGACGGTTGCGCGTATTCGCACCGAGCTTTTGGATGGGGTGGATGAGCTTACGATTGACCAGAAGCGCACGAAGCTTCTCGTAGACCTTCAGGATATTGCGGATACGGCCCGGAGTGACTATGACAGTGCTGATGATACCGATTCGGGTTCTAAGCTTCTCACGGTGGCTGTGGGGGCTATTAAGACGGTGTTGGGTGAGATGCGTCAGATTGAGAAGTCTAGTAGCGGGGCTATTGACGCTTTGAACCAGATGCGTATTCGGGAGCTAATGCGTTTGGTGGACACTACCGTGACCCGCACGTTGGAAGAGGTCGCTACTACGCATGATTTGGAGTTGACGGAGCTTCTGGGCATCTTCCAGTCTCACCTCATTCCCGCAGCACGGGAGCTTGATTCACGTTGAGTCTTTTTCTTGTAGCGGATGGTGCGTTTAGCCAAATTGAGGCTCGCCGGAAACAGCACACGTATAAGTTTGACCCTGTACTGTGGGCGAAGGAGGTTGCCGGGGTTCACTTGTGGAGCCGTCAAGCTGAGATTGCCATGTCTGTAGCGGTGAATAAGAACACCGCTGTGAAGGCAGGGCATGGTGTGGGGAAATCGTTCCTTGCAGCGTTGCTCATCTGCTGGTGGGTGGATACCCGGTACCCTAACTGCTTCGTGGCGTCTACAGCCCCGTCTACAGCCCAGATTGGCGCTATCGTGTGGAGGGAGATTCACCTTCTCCGGGCGAAGATCGAACAGCGGTTCAAAGAGGGGCTCGTGGATCACAAGTTGCCGGGGTACGTGACATCTGACCATATTTGGAAGACGGAGCAGGGCGTTATCGTAGGGTTCGGACGTAAGCCACCGGATCAAAAGACTGATGACGCTTTCCAGGGTCTTCACGCGAGTGAGGGTGTCCTTGCCATTGGGGATGAGGCCGTGGGTCTTCGGGAGGAGATGATTGACGCTCTCGGTAACATTACGACTACTAAGAATGACCGTCGCCTTATTATCTGTAACCCGACCAACCCGGCGAGCTATGTGGGTCAGTTGTTTAAGACCCGGCCCTCAAACTGGGAGTATTTCACAATTGCGGTTATTCATAACCCTAATTTCACGGACGAGAAGGAGACGACACCGCAGGCAGTGTTGGAGGCTCTTTCCGACGAGTCATTCTTGGACTCGAAGCGGGAAGAATACGGAGAAGGGTCGTCGCGCTGGACGTCCCGCATTATGGGTGAGTTCGCGTGGGATATGGGGTTCACGCTCATCCGGGCAGAGGATATAGCTAAGGGTTTGGACTGCAATATTGTGCCGTCCCCTGACGGTCGTCCCGTGTTCGGGGTTGACGTTTCCCGTTCTAAGCGGGGGGATAAGAACTCGATCTACAAGTGGCAGGACGGCCACCTCCGGTACGTGGACTCATGGAATGAGCCGGACGCGATGAGGACGGCAGATCGTATCCACAGCCTTGCTCTTTCCCACGGCGTTTCCGACATCCGCATTGACGGCGTTGGTCTCGGAGGCCCCATCGCTGACCGTGTTCGAGAACTCGCTGCCGGAAAGTACGATGTCTACGAGATTCTGGGTAACGATCCCAGCCCGGATAGGTCTCGTTGGTTTAATTTCCGCGCGTGGGCTTGGTGGAACTTTCAGGATCGCCTCTCGCAGGGGCTTATCGACATCGACACGGAGGACATCGACCTCCAGGAACAGCTTCTCAGCGTGGAGTTGAAAAAGCGCTCCTCGGGTACGGACAACATTCTCCTTGAGAGTAAGGAGGATATGGCGAAGCGTGGGGTCTCGTCGCCTGACCTTGGGGATGCGGCAGTGTATGCGTCGATTGACTTGAGCCCGTGGACAGGGAACCCCTACAATAACCTCCCCCTCGGGGCCGTACTGTCCGAGGATCGAGCGGATGTAGCCCCGATGGACGACTTCCAAGCGGCAATTCGAGGCCCGGGGATGCCGATGTACTGGTAATCGTGTGGTAGGCTTAGGGGTGTAGATCAACTGCACGCTTGGAGGACACATGACTACGATTCTTTACGGGGTGTTTCACCCTCGCGCACCACAGGAGTGCCTGTACACAGGGGTAACCTCGGGGCTACTTCATGCTAGACAGAACGCCCATTGGAACGCCGCCCTTACGGGGAAGACAAACGGCCCGTTCCCCAATTGGATGAGGAATTACCGGGGAGAGCGCGACGTAGTGGAGTTTATCGCGCTCCATGAGTACCCAACCCGAGAGGAGGCGCTGGAAGCGGAAGTGGCACTAATAGCAGGGCTTAGGAACATCGGCCAGGCCCGCCTCAACCAAGCGGGCGGGGGCGAGGGGCAAACGCCCGGGTTTAAGCACTCCGACGAATCGAAGCGAAAGATGTCGTATCCGGGGGAGAAGAACCCGGGAGCAAAACTGACTTGGGCGGATGTTCGAGACATGCGAACACGGGCATCTAAGGAGTATGTCCCCGTAGCCCGCCTAGCCACCGAATTTGAAGTCGCACAGACCCTCATCCGCAGGGTTCTCGCGGGAGAGGTGTGGGTGGACGAGACCTACGACCCGTCAGGGTGGGTTCCGAAATTCCGGATGACTCCAATGGATGTTATTACCCGCATCCGAGAGTTAAGGGCGGAGGGTGCGCGAACAAGGGAGTTGGCGAGAATGTTTAATGTATCGGAGTCCACAGTCCGGACAGCCATTCGCGGTACGTCCCGTCCCGATGACACCTATGATCCGGCAACCCAGAAGCCGCTCCCGCCCCCAGGAGCCAGGCTGACGGAGGACGAGGTTAGGGAGATCCGCAACCTCCGGGAGGCAGGGGTTTCCGTCAAGCTCATCTCGGAGAAATTCGCAGTCTCCGAGACTAACGTGTATTACATTGCCAGCCGCAAGATTTGGGCTGATGTAGAATAGGATATATGAGCGACTTCGACCCCATTAACCAGATTACAGAGGCCCTTTCACAGGTTCTTTCAGAAAATGATGGCCTACGGGAGTCGCTTTCGGACGTGAAGATGATGCTGGACGCCGAAAACCGAGGCTGGTCGAGTATCGGCGCTTTCCTCTCGGGAGAGAACCTGGAGGGGTTCGACCTGGACGAGCTACAGGAAGTGTCGCAGAAACTCCGAACGTACACCACCGGAAACGCCCTTATGCGCCGAGGGTGCCAGTTGCACATCGGATACGTGTTCTCGAACGGGTTTTTTGTTGAGGGAACGGAGGCACCTACGAAGGGGCGACCCTCTGACCTGCGAAACGCTTTCGTCAACCGCGTGAACCAGGAAAACATCTTTTCCTACGCAGCACAGTCTGAACTTCAGCGGTCTCGGTACACGGACGGAATGGTGTTCCTGGCTGCGCACCGGGGCAAGAAGGAAGTCCGCCGCATCCCGCTCTCGGAGATCACGGGAGTGAAGGTAGATGAGGACTACGGCGAGGACGTTATCGCATACCGGCGGACGTGGAAACAGCACAACGAGAACAAAACCCAGTCGCGGTGGTACATGACCGACCGATTCTCGGGGGTCAAGCCGAAGTCTTACGCTGACGGGGCTGGCGAGCGGGTTCCGGTCGATCAGGATGTCGTGATCGTGGATGGACGCTTCAATAGGGCCGTAGGATTTGTACTTGGAGTTCCAGACGCTATTGCCGCCAGCGTGTATGTCACGGCTTACGACCAGATCCTGCAATATGGCCGAATTGTCGATGAGTCGTTGAGTCGCATACTCTACAAGGTGGTCAACAAGACTAAGCAGGGCGTGCAGACTACGGGCGTCAAGATCGCCAACTCGACGGTGCATGGCGGCACGGCCAGTATGGCGGAGGGACAGGATCTCCAGGCTCTCGGCGGTACAAGGGTCAATTTCAACTTCAGTAACGCACGCCCGGTGGCGGCAATGGCGGCGGCTGCGCTAGACGTGAGCAATATCGACCTCCTGGCAGATAGTTCCGCCGCGGGATCCAGCTACGGCGCTGGGAACCTACTTACGGTAGGGGTGAGGAACGCCATGAAGCAGAAGCAGAACGAGTGGACGGACATCTTCCACCGTGTCTTCCACGTTCTCGGCCTTGGACGCCCCCGGATCTTCTTTGAAAAAATGGAGGACGTTGAGCCGTACCGCGCGGCCCAGGCGCTCACCCTCCTCTCCCCGACGCTCAGCGATGAAGAGTACCGGATGAAGGCACTAGACACCCTGGACATCATCGGCAACGCTACGGACATCCCGGAGTCGTTGAAACTCCGGAACATCAGCCCTAACGCGGCATCCCAGCAGGCCGCACCCGATCAGGGGCAGTCTAACGGCACTGGCGGGGGCGGGCAGGGTGCTAACGATCAGCGCAGTGACGGCATCGGGGAGAACATGCGTCACGAAATGGCGATGGAGGATCAGTTGACGCGGATGAGCGAAATGCTGGCGCGGTTTGAGGAATTGACGGAGCGTTAAAAGGCGGCTTTCCTAATCGCCATGCTAAGATAGGTAGAGAGATGACAAAGCAACTTGCAATCCGCGAATCCGTCACCGAGGCCCCGGTCAAGTCGGGCAATCGCTGGCGCGTTATTGTCGCCCGCCCCGGACAGGGGTCCAGCGGGAACTACTCAGAGGAGATGTTCCGCAGGGACGCGCATCACATCATCGCCCCGGGCGGTCAAATGTTCATCAACCACGATGACACCCGCAACCCCAAGGACATGCTTGCCGTGTACCCGGAGGGTTCCTACTGGGACGAAACCGAGAAGGCGGTCGTCGCTGAGGCGGAGGTGTTCTCCCATTGGGAGGCTTTCGTCAACGAGGTTGGCCCCCACTGTGGCGTCTCACTGTACGCCCTGGGAGAGTCGGACGAGAATGGGAACGTCACGGCCATTATCCCGGATCGCCTGAATGGCGCGGATCTTGTGGCGCGCCCTGGACTGGTTGGCTCTGGGCTAGCCGAAAAACTGTACGAGTCTGCAATCGCAGGTTCGGAAAAGACCAAGGCCGCCGCGGCCCTGGAACGAAAGGATAACGAACAAATGGATGAAAAGGTGATTGAGGCCCTTGAGGCCCTGACCGCCCAGGTGTCCGAACTCGTTGCCTCCAAGAAGAACGCCGAGGCCGCTGAGGCCCAGGCACAGGCAGACACCGAGGCCATTGCGGAGGCAGTCGCCTCCTTCCAGGCCGCGGTCGTCGCTGTGGACGAGGCTGACCTCCTCGCTCCGCAGAAGGCTGAGATTCTTGAGGCCGCGAAGTCGGGCGCTGATGTGGCACCCCTCATTGAATCGGCCAAGGCTGTAAAGGCTGCCGCTCTGGAGGCCGTCCAGGTCAACGAGTCGCACGGTCGTGACTTCGGTGGAAACACTAGCAAGTCGTACACTGTCGCAGGATGGAGCAACTAATCATGGCGCTTAACAAGATTTACGCCTCTACTCAGGAACTCCACCGGGATCGGGCGCTTTCGCTCATTACGAGTCCCAGCACCGCCCCTTCGAGCATCCAGCCGGGTGTTCCTGTTGTTGTCGGTGCTCGCCCTGCTGTGAGTCTCACCGCTTCTGGCAACGCGACCAAGACGGTATCTTCGGGTCTCCCCGGGGGTATCAACTCGGTGGTCTACGACAACGGCGGTGTCGGCAACTCGGCAAGCCCTGCAAGCGCGACGTTCGCTTTCGACGGCACGTTTGAGTTTGCGGTTACTGGCGCTACCGCTTCGACCGCTAACGAGACCGCCGTTTACATTACGTCCGCAGGCGCGCTGACCCTTACCCAGGGTTCCAACGTCCTGTACGGCGTGGTCGATTACCCCGTGGGTTACCGCCGTAAGGCCGGTCGCGCCGCAGTCAAGATTGGAGCCTAATAATGGCACGCGAATACAAGGATAACTTCACCCTTGATGGTCGCCTCAAGGTCGTCCCCGGTGTCTCTAAGGCTAAGGTTGCGGCTGTTGCGGAGATGACGGAACGCCACCTCCAGGGTGACCGCGTTGCGTCGGCTACCCTGCACGAGGCGCTTACCACCTCGGACGCGATCTTCAACGCGGCGCACCTTGCCACGCTGAACTTCCTGCCGAACTACGACGAGGCTCCGCGCGAGTGGCGTTCGGTGGCTGGCACCCGGGCAGTCCCGGACTTCCGCCCCGCTACGCTTTACAGCCTGAACCGTTCTTGGACGGACGGTAACGGCGAGAGCAACGTGCTTTCGGCTAACGGTGGTGCCCCGGTCATCCCCGAGGGTGCGGCGTACCCTTACGCTTACATCTCGGGTCAGGACGCTCAGGGTGGCGCTGTCACCAAGAAGGGTCTGAAGACCGACTGGACGCTTGAGGCTCGAATCAATGACGGCCTGGGTGCTCTGGATGAACTTCCCCGTGAGCTTAACGAGGTTGCGCTGGACACGGAGGAGGAAGAGGTCTTTGGCGCTCTGACTTCGTTCGTCCGTGCCAACAGTACGACCGAACTTGATGGTGGTCTCGTTCCGACCGGCTCGACGGTTCTCCCGAACGCCCCGTTCAGCCGTGATGCGCTTATCCGCGCGATCATCGAACTGTCCGAGCGTACCATCAACGGTCGCAAGGTTCGTGTCTCTGGCGGCTACAACGTCATCGTTCCGGTTGGGCAGGGCATCTTCGCTCAGTTCATCCTGAACCAGACGTTCGCTGAGGTCAAGGACGGCAACTTCGTTCTCAACATCGAGGGCTACAACCCCCTCGCTGGCGTGAGCGTTGTGGAGTCGGACTTCGTTACCGGGACTGAGTGGATTCTCATCCCGAAGCCGGGTGCTACCCGCCGTCCGGTGCTGGATCGACTCACCCTGCGTGGGTTCGAGACTCCTCAGTTGTTCGTGGACAACCATGTGGGTGTCCCGATTGGTGCGGCTTCGATTGCACCGTTCGAGGGTTCGTTCGCTGCTGATGCCATCACGCTGAAGCTCCGCCAGTTCGGCGGCGCGGCGGTGTGGGATCAGGGTCAGGCTATCGTCTACAGCACGGGCGCGGGGTCGTAACCCCCTTCCCCCGCTAGAGAAGCCCCCGAGGACTTGAAACCTCGGGGGTTTCCCGTTTCTGCGGGGGTTCGTGAGGCCGGCCCCTGTGATAAACTGGTAGGTAGTAGGCTTACCATCAAGGAGTAGTAAATATGGCTTTTCAGCCCGTCCCCCTAGAGCAGAAGTCGGGAACTCCCAACGCATTGTTCGCCCCCGTCCCCGTAGACTACCCCCTGGACCCGGTTCTGGCGGCCCTCATTGACGCCGGTTTCGGCTCCGCAGGTGAAGTGCTCGCTACGAACAGTACGGGCGACGGCTTCGAGTGGGTCACCCCGTAGGCCATGACTAACTTTCTCGGGGGCGTCGTTCTAGTAGACCCGTCCGGGGAGCCCTACGCCGTGGGGAGTCCCGTTGACACGCCTATTGGCATCGGCGCGCTCGGGCACCCTCTCGGCCAAGGCCCCATCAACGGCAATTTCAGGTCTCGCCCGGTGGGGTATCGAGCAGGCAAACGTGGCCTTTAGGCAATACGTCTACTGTACCTCGGCTCACGCGGCGGACTATACACTTATTCAGACCCGAGGGACCACATCCGCGTCCACCACCGGACAGTCCACCGTCCTACTGACCGGGGCTAACCGCCTACGTCTTCGGGAGCAGGCTACGGGTGTGACCCTTTGGACGGCCTCCGCCGACTTCCCGCTCAACGAATCCGTGAGGATCGAGAAACTGGTGGAGGTCGGAACCAGCCCTACCACTGGTCGCGTCCGGGTTGCCTACTACCTTGGGGACAGCCTCACCCCTATTGAGGACACGGGGTGGCTTACGGGGGTGAACCTGCGCGGTGGCACATACCCAGTAGGCAACATATACTTTGGCAAAATTAGCGCCGCTGCCTATGCAGGCGACCTGTACGTGGACACGCTCAAGGTGCTGAGCGGGGCGGACTACACGGGCCAGTTCATTGGCCCGGCCGCCGTGCCCGCCACCGCGTCGCCACTCAAGCGGTGGGATGTGGCCACGTCGAGCTATGTTGACCTCGACGCATGGCGCTGGGACGGCTCGGAGTACGTCCCGGTAGACGTATCTCACGCCCTTGGCTGATAGAATAGAACTTGAGCGAAGGATGACACATGGAATACCCGAACGGAAACCCCGGAGCATGGCCGGTTGACCTTGCATCCCCCGTTGGGCAGTTTCGGGCCATAGCAGGTGACCTCAACTCTGAACCCTTTGACCCCGTAAAGCCGGGGTTCCAGAACTTCGAGAAGTTTTCCGACGCAGAGATTGAGGCGTACCTGGAGCAGGGGGCGGGTTCCCTGAACCGGGCGGTCGGTCTCTCGTACCTGTACCTTGCTGGGCAGGCCGCGATGGAGTCCCTTGCGATCAAGGACTACGACCTTCAGGTGGACTCGACAAAGCGAGCCGCCGACCTCCGAGCTATCGCGCAGATGTGGTTTGGCTTGGCGGACTCTGAAGATGTAGCGTCTGCCGAGGAGGGATTCGTCATCGTCCCCACGGGAACCGACGCGGGGGGATTCATCCCCGAGCTGGCTCCCCCGGTTTGGGGCCGACAGTACACTCTAGGCCGGTGGCGGTAGATGGCCTATAGCTTCAAGGCGGCCTGGAACGACGCCATCGCGGAGGTTTCAACCCGCGAGGAGTTTCAGACTGCCCGCATTCGCATTGAAGACCCGTCCCTTCTCACTCAGTCCGACTACGACATCGAGACCGGGGAGTGGACTATCGTTGGAGACCCCGTGATCTACCCCGTGGGGGGCGAGACGGGGCAGGCTCGGATCATCGGCGTCCGATGGGGGGTCCAGTCGGGGGGCGAATCCCAGGCCAACGCTACGACCATCTCGGCTATCCGTATTCAGGTTCCCCAGCATGTCGTTGGAAGAGTGAAACGGGGCCTGAAGGTTCACGTCACGTCCAGCCCCCAGAACCCTACGCTCACCAACTTCGTCTTCACTGTGAACTCCGACATGCAGGGATCGGCAGCCGCCGCCCGGACATTCGAGTGCTCTCTCGACCTCGACTACCAGGTGCCAAGTGGCTGACCCGGGGCGAGGGGCCAGAGAGTACCAGAGCGGCGACCTCGTGCGCTGGTATAAGTCCAAGATGACTCGGATTGACGAGGGCGTTGAGGAGGCCATGACCTCTGCCGGGGAGCTTGGAAAAGACCTCGGGCGGCACTACATTGAGACCCGAGGGACGGGGCGGACGTGGACTCGGCCAGGCCCAACAGGGCGAGGCGGCTCCATCCCGGGTCGCGTAGATACGGGTGCAATGCGGGACGCTTTCGGATACCGCAAGACCACGCAGGGTAACTCTCGTCAGCTCCGAGTGGGCTGGGTTACAGGAAAGCGAGAGGACTACTTCCAGTTCCAGGAGACGGGGTTTACTCATTTTTCAGGTCTCGACGTGCCCGGCATGTATGCACTTCAGGACGCGACCGCCGCAGCGTTTGAGCAGTTGGCTCAGGACTTGAAGCAGAACATAAAGAAGGCGTAATGGCATCGAATCTTGAAAGCATCCAAGAGGGTATCCTGACGTACTTGGGCACTAACCTTGCCCAGCCGGTCATCGAGCAGGGCATCCCAGATGCCGAGACGGTTCTGCGGAACAAGGCAGGGGGCATTGACCCCTACATTGCCGTCCAGTTCGGGGACATCCAGCAGGGGCGCGCTCACTCGATGATTGGCCCGCGAGGGGACGACTACATTCTCCCACTGTACTTTCAGTGCGTTGGGCCTACACCCGCCATAGCCCGGGGGGTGCAGAACCGTCTCCTCGACCTGTTTCTTGGGGCAAAGTTCCCCTGGGCCGGGAACGTTCGCAAGCGACCTGGAGGGGGCATGTTCTCTACCACGAACTCCTCCGCTTCGACAGAGGCGTACATGATGCCGTCCTCCTTCGGAATTGTAGTGCAATTCGAGTAGCCATGCTAGAATGGAATAGATATGAAAAGTGATATGGTAGTCGTCCGAAACACCCTCACGGGGGAGATTGGCGATATTCGCCGTCGCCTTTTCGAGAGTCCCGTGTTTAATCCGAACGGCCTGCTCGTAGAGGTGGTTGACACCCGTGGTGGCTGTGTGGATTGTGGAACCGCTCAAGAGGCGGAGCATCCGGTGGACGACATCGAAGATATCGAACCCTACATCCCCGAAGAGGAAGAGGACTAAGCCGTGGCCTTGCGACGACTGACAGGCGATGAGGTCTACCGCATTGGTTTGACCTCTAAGCGCAACTTTGCGGACTGGACGAACCCCAAGTCCGCTGAACTGAACTCGAACCCCACGAACGACCCTGGCGGTCTTATCTGGGACTTGACCTGTGCGATTAACACGGATGGTTCGACGTTCGACCTTGAAGACCCCGACTTTGACGACTCGCTGACGTTCTGCCAGGTGGCGGGCAACCAGGAGCGAATGTCAGAGAATGCAACTATCGTGTTCGACATTGTTCGAGCCGCAGAGCGATGGACGGATGCGGAGTCATTGCTCGCCGTAGACGGGTTCAACACCTCGAACCTGGCGATGTCGCTGATTGCTTGGCGTAACCCGGAGTACCTGGCGTTTATGAGCATCGGTGAAAGCCCCGACACCCCGTTTGCGCCCGGCCAGCGTATCTCGATGGTGAGTGTTGCGGCGGACTGGGGTATCGACAGTGTTGACACTGGCTCCAAGGCCAACATGGTTCAGAACTGGGCGTTCCGAGGGGACATCCTCTGGAACTACAAGATTACGGCTTAGGAGACTGACAAATGGCTCTTGACTTTACGAAGCTCAACAGTAACAAAGCACACGCGGTCTGGCATGGCCCGTCCGGTGGCACGACGCTCGGCATCACGGATGTCTACGAGCCTCTGGCTGCTGAGATTAACAACGTGGGTGGCACCTCTGGAGTCATCAACGTTACGCCCTCGATTTCGTGGAACGACTGGGGCTTTGGCACCCAGGCATCGGAGACGCTGAACGAGCCGTCGATGGCAGATGCGGCGGCGTTTACCGAGTTCGGCGCGAACAACTACGGCGGGAACATCTCGTACTTCCTTCCCGCCGAGTACGATATCAACGCCGACCTCCACAGCGTGACGTATGACCTCACGGACGCGATTGACGCCAAGATTGATGTCGTCACCCGTCTCGATGGGGACATTGACACTCAGCAGCCCGCCGCAAACGGCGAGTTCGTTTCGGTGTACCGGGTCGAGGGTGGTTCCGACCAGAACCCCTTTACCCCTGGGGAGTCGAAGCGTCACACCCGTAACTGGTTCCAGAAGTCGGACTTCTCGCACTATGTTGTTGTGGGTCCCCAGACGATTACCGCGATTGCCCCGGCGACGTTCACGGCAGGCTCGAAGGGCCGTATCCGTGCGTCGCAGGGTGGTCGAGACACTACGGGCCGGATGTCGTTCTCCACGAGCAACGCCTCGGTAATCGACATCGACGCTTACGGCGGCATGTACTCTATCCCGGCAGGTGCTTCCGGCAGCGCCACTGTCACGATTACCGACGAGGGTAGCGGAGAGGTTGCGACCGTAGCGGTCGTGATTCCGTAACCTGATAAGATTAAGTAAGGGCCTCGGGAACAGTCCCGGGGCTTTTACATGTAGAAGGAGAGAATCTTGTCTGAGGCGTTGAACCCGGCAACTTTTGACGTTGCGGAGATGTTCCTGGGTATTTCGTACCCTACTGAGGTCGTCATGTTTTACACCGATCACGGCGTCGCTTACGAGATGCATCAGGTGGAGCAAGAACTGGTTGCGGCGATCCGCCGAGAGGACGTTGCGGCAGAGAAGGCGGCTGAGGCCCGTAAGGAGGAGCTTGCTGCCCGGGGGGCTAAGAACCGCTACGAGTTCCACCTCCGGGGGCAGAGCCGTGACAACCGCGCCGCCGCGCGCAATAAGGTTCTTGCGGAGTACCCCGCGACCCACGACTTCCTGGGTAGGGAGGTGGCTAACCCTGACGCAGACGAGATGTACGCCAACCTTACGTGGTCGCTCTACATCGAGAAGGTTGTCCGCCCGGACGGGGCAGTTCTCATCGCACCGGACGAGGCCACTGTGAAGATCATTCGCGGTAACGCGCCGGACTCGGAGTGCGCGAAGGTGGAGGCGGCGATTCGGGGCTTTTCGGAGGGCGTGAAGGATGGCTTTGAACTCCTCGCGCAGGAGCACGATTTTTTGTCCAGTGCCTCACCCGAGGCATAAGTAAGAGGTACATGCCCTCCATTCGCGCCTCGATGGCGTGGCGGAGACGGCCCACAGCGGTTATCATGCGTGACGACTGGTTTGGGAAGCGCGACCCCTGGACAGGAGAACCGTCAGGCACGATGGACGAGTTTACGTCCTGGGACTACGCCCTGATGGATGCATTCCAGACTATCGAGGACTTTACCGACCAGAAATCGGGCATCCCTATCTGGGAGCTGGACGATGAGGCGGTGTACGTCGATGCGGTGCGCAAGTTCAACAAGTTTCAGCAGGCCATTGACAATGCCACTAAGGGCAGTAAGTCGAAGGCGTATGAACCCGCGCCCGGGGAATACTTTGTGCCGGACATGGGGACTCGTCGCAAGGACGCGGACGGCAAGCCCATCTTCCAGTCGTACTCGGAGTGGGTGCGGAAATCAATCGAGGACGCCCCGGACTGATAGAATAGGGGTTAGAGACTTTTAGGAGACGCACCCCGTATGGATGAACGCTTTGACCTCATCATTGATGTACAGTCTAAGGGCATCCGGGCCACCCTCGGGGACATTGAGGCTGCCGACAAGGCCCTCTCATCCCTGAATGCGGATGGCCTTATCTCTAAGGACACTTTCCAGCAGGTCTCGGGGGTGTTTACTGCCGTCGCCACCCAGCTCAAAGCGATGTCTGACACCCTCAAGTCTGGAGAGGGGAGCTGGAAGCACTTTACTACAAGCGTCATCGACGCCCGCAAGGAAACTGAAGCCCTTGCCGCCGCACAGGCCAAGATCAAGGCGGGGCAGGCGGCTGTCTCAGGGGCGCAGAAATCCCGCTCCTTCGAGGCCGAAATCCAGGGCCTATCTAAACTGGAGCAAGCTGAGCGCCGGTTGGCGGTAGCCCGTAAAGAATACTACAACGCCAACCGACAGGTTTCCCGGGCGGAGGCCAGCGGCGACACGTCCCGGCAAGTAGCGGCGCTCAAGCGCCAGGAAAGTGCTATCCGGGAGGTGTCCAAGGCGGAGCGGGAGAAGACCAAGCAGGTCGCCGCATCTGCCTCTGAAGAGCAGAAGTTCCTGGACGCCATTGCCGCGTCACACGCGCGTAACGCAAATGCCCGCCGCAAGGACGCGGAGCAGGATCGCGCGAAGCAGATGGGTGCGGCTCAGAAAGCCACCGAGGATCAGATCGCATCTACCGGCAAGCTGGCGGATAACCTGCCCCGCCTCCGGTACGCTCTTTACGATGTAAGCTCGTCCCTCATCATCACGGGCGGCGCGATGACGGCCCTTTCAGTCGCATCCGCTGGGGTCGCAATCTCGATGCAGCGATCTTTTGCCGACGTACTCCGAACCACGGAGACATTCGGAGAAGCGGCCAACCAGGCGGATGGGCTTCGTAAAGAGTTCGAGAACCTGTTCACGTCGATGCCTATTTCATGGGCGGCCCTCACGGAAATTGGAACCCTCGCAGGGCAGTTGAACATTGCCCGGGGTAGCGCGGCAGAGTTCACCGAGCTTGTCGCCATGTTCGCCGCAACCACGGATGTCTCCATCGAGCAGGCCGCGACGGCGTTTGGCCGTCTTTCCCAGCTTCTCGACGTGCCGGATGACGAACTTCAGAACCTCGGCTCGTCCATTCTCGCTGTCGGCGTTAACAGCATCGCAACTGAGTCGCAGATTATTGCCATCTCCACCCAGATTACGTCGATGGCCTCTACTGCCGGGTTCTCCGCCGATCAGGTATTCGGTCTCTCAGCGGCCCTTGCGTCTCTCGGAACTCAACCTGAGCTTTCTCGCGGTGTCGTCACCCGTCTCTTTACGAAGATTTCGGTGGCGATCCAGGAGGGCGGAGACAACCTCGAACGCTTCGGGCGACTGGCGAACCTCACCGGGGCGGAGTTCGCCCAGGCGTGGGGACAGGACGCATCGGGCACCTTGCTCAAGCTGATGCAGGGCCTTGACGGGGTTGCCGACTCTCAGGCCGTCTCCACCCTCACCGAACTCGGCATCACTGCCGCCCGAGACGTTCCCACCATCCTCCGCCTCGCCCAGAACAGTGACCTGCTTGCAGACTCTCTTGGCGTTGCGGCAGAGGGCTACGCGGAGGGAACCGCACTCAGTGAGCAGTATAGCGTCATCTCCAGCACGGTCGGGGAAAAGCTCAACGTCCTCGCCAACACGTTCCAGAACCTCGCCGCAACCATCGGTACTGCGGCGGGTGGATTGACCCCGTTCATCGACATCTTGATCGGCATGGTCAAGGGGTTCACCGCGTTCATTGACAACCCAATCGCCGCTACGATTATCGGCATTACTACCACCCTCGCGGGCCTGGCTGGGGCGCTCCTCCTCGCAGGTGGGCTGCTTCTTCGACTGATCGCATCCGGTGTTGCGACCAAGACAGTGTTCCTGGAACTCGCCCGGTCGGGTTTCACGGCCTCGGGGGCGCTCGCATCAATGACCGCCCATCTTACAGGGGTCACGGTGGCGAGCGAGACCGCCTCCAAGGGCACGAGGGCCTTCGGAATGGCCGTCCGGTGGGCGGTGCCGGTACTGGGTGCCCTTATGACGGCGGCGGCTATTGCAGGCCCGCTTCTCGAAAACGCCTTCAAATCGGCAAGCGACAGGGCCACGGAGTTCTTCGGAGACCTCTCCGGGTTCCATGACGCTATCGTTAAGGACACTCAGGCGTGGGACGGCTACTCGAACACCCTTGGACAGTTCGAGGTCGAGACCACTAAAGCGGCCAAGGCTACCGATGAGGCGGGGGACGCAACCCGCGTGTGGCTCGGTATCCAGGGTAGCGTGTCGTCCACTGTTGATGACTCCACTGGAGCGATCCAGCGCCAGACGTACATTCTGGACGAAAACGCTGACGCTTGGCTCCGAAACGCACTCTCCAGCAACGAGGCAGTCCAGCGACTCGCTAACGACCCTACAGCCCTGGCCGCATTTGAGTCGTGGGGCGGAAACATCAGTGATCTTATCGCGGCGGGCCTCAAGGGGCGTAGCGCTGTGGAAGAGTACATGGCCGGGATCATGGAGAACGCCAACCAGAGGATGCAGGAAGCCCTTAAAGAAGGATCGGCTGCCGCCCTGGAGTACAAGGCCGTGTTCGACCACACCATCCCCACCATTGAGACGATTGCGGGGGCTCTCGCGGACGCGAATGACGCGGCCATCGAGAACGCAAATACGAGCGCACTTCTTACCGACAGGAAAGCAGAAGAGGCGCAGGCATGGGGTGCCCTGAACGGCGAACTCATCGCGGCCTATGAGTCGTACCGGGACATGCAGGGCGGCGTCGTCGGGCTTGAGAACAGTATCTTCGGGCTGGGTTCTGCGTTGGCCGAGAACGGCAACGATTGGAGCGAGTTCACCGAGGCCGGGCGGGCCAACATTGAGTCCCTTATGGGGGTCATGTCCGCCTTGGAGGTGCAGGCAGGAGGGGACGCGGCCACGCTTGCCGCTTCTCTTCAGGGCCTCTTCGACTTCATCGTTCAGGGCGGTTACGCATCCGCCCAGCAAATCCTATTCCTGAAGGAAGCTATCGCGTCCCTCGGAGGTGTCAAGGGCGCTGTGACGGCGTTCAACCCGGCGTCGTTCTTTGGTGGCTGGACCAAGGGCGCAGAAAAGGCGTCCAAAGCTACACGGGGCGCGGGTAACTCCGCTCGTCAGGCGGCGAAGGAAGTCCGCACGCTTGTGGACTACGGGAATGACCTGGAAAAGGTGTTCTCCCGTGCGTTCGACATTCGCTTCTCGGGCGAGTCCACCCTGGACAAGATCACCTCGACGTTCCTGGGAATGCAAGAAGCTCTTGAGGAGTCCGCCCGTAGCATCCAGAAGTTGAAGGCCGAGATTCAGGGTCTCCAGTCGGACATCCAAATCCAGGAATACTTCTTGGGTATTGCCCTTGAGTACGGGGACTCCAAGCGAGCCGAGGCAATCCAGGCGAACCTTGCGAAGTTGCAGGCCGACCTTGCGGACAAGACTGCGGCTCTTTCCAAGGAGGAGGATAAGAACTCCAAGTCCCTCGTGGGCAACTCCAAGGCGGCTCTCGAAAACCGGGAGGAGATGCAGGGTCTCGTCAAGCAGTACCAGGACCACATCACCGCCCTGGCGTCATCGGGCATGAGCCAGGCTGACCTCGCCCGGAGGACAGCGGAACTCAAGGAGCAGTTTATCCAGCAGGCGACCCAGCTTGGCTTCAGTCGCGCAGAACTTGAAAAGTATGCTGCCGTATTTGACGACGTGCGAGTGGCGATTGCCCAAATCCCCCGGAACATTACGGTGGCCGCCAACGCCGACCCCGCAATCCAGGCAATGAACGAGTTTAGGGCAGCCGCAGATCGTGCCAGTGGGGCAGTCAATGGCCTTCGGGATAACGTTGGCCGGGGCGTGGGTTCCTTCACCACCCCTCTCGTGGACTCCAAGGGTGACCGTCAGTTGGCCCTCCGGGCAGAAATCGCCGCCACCGAGAAGGCGCTCGCCAGTGGGGCGTACAAGGGCTTTGAACAGTCTATCGCCTCCGCCCTGGCCGAAATGCGGCGACAGCTCGCCACCGGAAGCTTCGCAACGGGCGGATACACCGGAGCGGGTGGAAAGTACGAGCCTGCCGGTATCGTTCACCGAGGCGAGTACGTTGTCCCGAAGGAACACGTCAACCAGCGCACGGGACTTCCCTACGCGGACGCACTGGGTCGCCTTACTCGGGGCGCTCCCGGCCCTGGCTATGCGGGCGGAGGATACGTCCAGTCTAACCCTGCCGCTATGGCGCTCCAGCTTGCGAGCATGGGGCCTATGGCGATGCAGCAGTTCCATCAGGTGATGTCAGATGCCATGCGGGTATACTTGGACGGAAGGGATATTTCCGCGAACTCCGCAAGGAACTACGCCCAGCAGACCGCGATTGGAGCAAATTAGTGGCTGTCCATCCTAACCGTAAGGCCCTTTGGTTCGGCACCGAGGAGCGCATGGGATGGTTCCCTACGCCCCTCCGGGGGGCCGACTCTACCCCCGAAGGGTGGGGCACAAGTGGCACGCTCCTGAACGGTGGCGGGTACGGATTTAACTCGTGGGGGACTCACAAGACGTACACGTATGAGTGGCCTGAGTCCTCGTCCCCCGAGGTCGCCCAGATGATGAAGTCCTACCGGGACGGCACCTACGGGCGGGGCCTCATCTACTTCATCGACCCCCTGGCCTACACGACGAACATCCTCCCGGCGTTGTGGGCCGACCCCAGCATGGCGGTAGGGGGCGAGGGGCCGTCAATCGTTCCGGGAGTGGAGCCCGAGGGCGTACCTACTAGTAGTGGGGGGGCTAACTTCCTCCCCACGTCTTCCGCCTACTTCTCCTCTGTCCCAGCGGGGGATGCAAGCGACGTGGCCCGCACGGTATTTATTCCTATCCCGGAGGGCTTTGTCCTGCACATGGGGGCGTTCTATTCCGGAAGCGCGGAGATTTGCGTCTCTCCCGTATCGTCCAGCGGAGCCCTCCAGCCTGCCGTGCCTCTTACCCCCCTCAGCCCCAACGCAACGAACATCGCGCCTGACACATTCACGGGGGGCCGTGGGGTGCGCCTGTGGGTGAGAGGTCCGGGAGACCTGACCGCCACCGCACTTATCGCCCGCCTCGTCAAGGTCGGAGCTAACCCCGGAGCGGTTGCTCAGATTACTCGGGGGCCGTGGGTCGGGGGCCAGGGCCATTCCGGGTGCAGGTTCCAGGGTGCCCCGACCTACGTCACGAACAGCCCAATCGCGGGTGGTAGAATTGGGTTTGCGGCGACATTCCGGGAAGTCGGATCTTGGGAGTACGGAATCTAAATGGCTATCACCGTTACCTTCACTCTTGAAGGCCCTCTCAGCG